ATTGCACAGCGGATGCTGCTGGCATATATAGATTCATTATATCTTTAGCTTTTAAATCTTTATCTGCTTCTATTGAATCTCTAGTTCTTTCTATACTGCTTCTGAGTTGGACAGCTTTAGAACGAATTAAAGCACCTTCTCTATTAATGTTTCCTAACTTACCGCCTGTACCTGTTAAATCTATGTCTAGTAAAGCATCCAACATTTTCTCTGCTTTGTCAGGTTGGGGGCTTTCTCCTACTAAAAGATTATTTAAATTAGGAACAGCAAAACCGTTCCAAGCTAACTCAACAACACGAGAACGAGGAATGCGACCGTCAGCTGCTATGCCGTCTAATGTGTTTTTAAGTTGTAATTGTACTTGAGCGATTTCGTTCGGAGTGGATGCTTGTGTGAATAATTCTCCAAAGTCTTGATTCAAGTCTTCAACCACCATCCCCTCATTAAAATCCTGAACAGCTCTGTCTCTCTTCTTAGTAGCGTTAGCAAAGAAACTATTATCAATAGAGTCAGAATACTTAGAAAAACCTTGTAAAGCCAAAGGAGAACCGCCTAACTTCTGTAAAGATTTCTCTCTTTCTTCTGCTATGATAGTACTTACAATGTCATCATCACCCTCTAAGTTCTGAGTTACTTCGTTAATCCTATCGTTTAAATTTTTAAAGTAAGAAGACTTGGCTTCTCGTTGTCCTATCCTCTCCCTAAAAGCTCGTTGATAACCTACTAGTTGTGATCTAGGTAAAAGACCTTGTTCTACTAACTTCTCTCCTGTCTTATCTAACTCAGTAACAGAAGTCTCTAAGTCAGCAGTCGCTGCTTCCATTGCCCCTCTTTCCGCTCCTTCTTGGAATTGAAACTCTTGGACTTGACCGTAAGCTTGTAAAGCTGGATTAACTTGACCTAAAGCGTCAGCAAGGTCCATCAACTTATTCCTACCAACTGCACTAGCTCTACGCTGACCTATTCCATATTGATAGCCAGGAAGATCAACAGGTTGAACTGTAGGTGCTTCACCTAACCCTTGTACTTGTACTCGTTCTGCCATTAGCTTACTTTTGTTTTAGGTGTGTTCATCCTACTACTAATACCTTGACCTGCTGCATAGCCACTCATCGCTTGAGAAGTACCTTGCAACACAGCACCTAAAATACTAGGTCGACTAACAGGTGGTCCTATAGGTTGACTAAGTCCTAGTATCTCTTGCTCAGAAGCTAATCCAATTTGTTGTAGACTCATGCCAGTTTGTAGACCGTAAAGTTTTTCTTGAGTAGTAACAGCTGCTTGTAACCCTGCTTGTTGTCTAACATAATCATCCATTAAAGCTTGCACTGAAAGACCTGACACACCTGCTTCACCTGCTGCTACAGTAGCACTAGCAAGTGTTTCTCTCGCCTTCTTAGTTATCTTACTTGACTCTTGAGCTAAAGCTAATTTTTTCTGTTGTGATTCTAGTAGCTGAGAGGTGCGTTGAAAACCTGCTTTCTTCTGAGCTGCTGCTATAGATTGGGCTTGATACGCTGCCTGTTGAGCTTGAGCGGCTGCTTGTTGTTTAGCTTGTTGTCTAGCACCTGCGAATTGAACCCCTGATTGGAGACCTCCTACTACTGCCATTGCTGCTGCTGGATTACACATAATATATTACTTCCTCTCTATCTTAAATGACTTATAACCAGGGATATTGCAATCCTCAAAGGTAGCACCTAACCAAGTTAACCACCTAATACTTAAAGTGTTAGCTTCCATGACATAGTTTGTTAAGTAATCAAAGCCTTGCATCAAGTCATCAATCCACACTTGTGAATCCTTAACAAACTTCTTCTTTATCTTACAAAAATTCCTTGTCCCTAACAACCAAGCTATGCCTACATTCTTCCTAGGAGATACTCCAAAGCTTGCTAATAGACCGTCTTGATCTGTCTTGATGCTGTAGCACTTACTACTTGATTCAAATGATCCGTACACAGCATCTCTAGGGTGAAACATTAGACCGATACATTCCATCATATCTTCTTCTCGTAAGTCATCGTATAACAAAGGAGCATCAAGGGTGGGCATACTAGGTTCTATTCTAACTTCCATATCTTCTACTTCTTGGTATCATCATAGATTCAAATTCAGCTGCAAGTATTTTCACTGGTAAAGCACTAGAAGATTTAATTTGAATAGTAGCGTCATTAGGTTGTGCTTGGACAGGGAATCTGAAATGTCCGTCTTGAGGTACAAAAGTATTAAGTGTTAAGTTAGAACCTAGTACTTCAGGATTAAAAGCATAGCTATATGTATCTCTAAATTTAGGAGTTATCTCTACAGTAAAGTGTCCAGTTTCAGCGTAGTTCAAGCTACCACTTCTTATTGTTTGATAAGCGTAATCAGTAGATGATCTTCCTCCTCTTTCTGTGGGTTGCTTTAATGATTGGTCTGAGAACTTGTATAACATATCATAAGGAAAACCTGCTACAAAATCGACACTTGTTAAATCAGCTATGACTGTACCTTCTGTGGTGGATGTCCTTGTAAAGGGATACTTATGTCCTGTCTTTGAATATATCTCAACTCCATTAGGATCATAAGGAAATCCACTTATAGTAGTTAACTTAGTCGATGCACTATAACTAAAAGACAACTCAGACTTATCCAACCTACTATCTAACAATAAAGTATAGCTATCATTACCATCCTTTAAGTTGTTCTCCATAGGTAGCTTCTCTAAGTAAGTAGATTCGGAGTCTTTAGTGATAACAAAAAGATTAGCTTCGATAAAATGAGCACTGATTATTTCCCTGGAGAATGTAAACTTTTGCCAAGCTGATTGTACCTTCTCTTTATTCTGCCAAAAGAATTTATAAACAAACATTGTAGTTCTATCACCGTTCAAAGCTACGATTAAATCTTGAACAGAAGAACCCACCATTAACTCTAAAGTCGAAGGGATATAAGTAGGTATTTGTGAAGTTATTTCAGAAGCATCAAATATATTATTATCAGCATCTACATAGTACTCCATTAATCCTTCACTATTATTCCTTTTAAAATTAAAGTATAAATAGTTATTAATTACTAAAGGTGTAATTGTCTCCGAAGAATCGTACTCTGTTGTCGGTGTAATGCTAACTGTTTTAGGAGTAAGCAATTCACTCCCTCTTAATACAAACTGAGTTCTATTGGAAAAGATTACAAGTTTCTCTTGAAAAGGAACAGCGTGTTGTAACTCCACTACTTTTGTGTGACTAATACCAACATCAATTGGAGCGGAGTCTAATAAACTTAAAACACTTGTCCTCCAAAAATTAAAGTACTCATCCGCTTCACTGAACAATACATTATTCTTAGTCAAGAAGCCTAGTCTATTCTTAAAAAAGAACATATCTTTAACTTTACTTCCCACTAAGCTAGGAGCAGGATTACTTCTATCATCTCCTACTTTCCTTGGTTCCCAAGAAGCAACATCTAAGGTCCAGTAATTAAAGGAAGTATCTGTAGGTTTTAACTGTAAAGGCAGAGTATTAGGGTTTAAAAGTGATTTAATACCTTCTGATGCTCCTTCAGTATCATCTTCATTTTTCCATCCTATAGTTTCTATCCAAGTACCTTCTCCAAATTCTTTATTATCCTTTGCTTTGAATCTTACATAGTAGTCATCTTGGTCTAGTTCAGGATCACCTATTACTTTAACTCTAAAATTATTATAACATTTAGCAGGTAAATCTGTTATGCTAGAAACTTCTTTGTAAATAACACCCAGTCCTTGATCCGCTAGTCCATCCGCAGCTCTTATCGAAAAGTCACTGCCTATTACATAACTAGTAGTTAAAGCCCAAGGTGAAGCTAAATCTGTCCTTGTTGTTTCTATCCAATATGTAGAGTAATTTGCACCTACTCCAGGTTCATCTGTACTGGATGCTGTGTGGTTTTGTATGCACTTGTAAAATTTATTGTTATGAGATACATAAGAAACCCTAGAGATTTTAATAATAGCATCTTTATTTTCTGTCCTAATCGCACCTGATGCTGATAATGTAGTAGTTCCTGTCGCAAGTGGTGCAGGAGTAGGAAAAAACTGGGGGTAGAAAAAGTTCAACCCACCCCAAACTTCAAAACTCCACTCTGTTGTTGGACTTTTTACTTCAGGTATAAATTGAATTATAGGGTCAGGGTAAGAACTATCGTATCCAGTTCCTCCGTACAGCATAGTAACACTTTGTATTACACCTCCTTGGACATCACAAACACCTTTTGCTCCTTGTCCTTTTAAAACTCCATTACTATCATACTGTTCTACAACAGCAGTCACTCGAAAACTGTCAACTAATATATTTGATGATAAAGCATTTAAATCAGCTGTATAATTTGCTCCTCCACTTGTAACTGTAATGCTAGATATAACATTAGTGGCTTGAGTGTAGTTATAAGCTATTAAATCGCTGAGGTCTTTTGCAATGTGTCCTGTATCAGCGTCAAATCCATCACTTCCTGCCCCACTACGATATGTAGCAGGGTAATCAGCGTGAGGTGTGTGTTCATTTGTATGTCCACTTGGAAGTGCTGCATTATTAAAAGGCACTAAGAGATCATCGATGTACACGTTATAGTTTTTCTTATAGTCTCCTAGTTTAACAAAGAGTAAAGCTTCCCTTTCTAAAGGCTCTGAAAGTTGAGAAGAAGAAATAGATACAGTCTGTTCTTTATTGGCTATGAAAGTATAATCAGCTACTGTAAGTGCTTTAACATCTTCTCTAAGATTAGATATATTGTTTAAATACGTTTGTGCTCGTGTACTTATACTAACCTGCGTCACAGGACTGCCTGTGTTTAAATTGAAAAGAGAGACTGCACAAAGAGATACTTTATTCTCTAATACACAAGCAAACCTGTTGTCATCATCTCTGTCTATGTATTGAACAAAGGCATCATCGCTAACAGGATGAGTGAATAGTTTATTGACGTGCCTTGTATTAGGACGCTTAACAAGTCCTTCTACAACAGTAGCCCAAGCATTGATCTGTTCGTCACATTGCCCTGGAAAACGTAAGTTGTCAGGTTGTTGTGAAACCCCTTGTGCTAAGTTAGGAACACTGTTTACTAGCAACGGCATCTCTATCGATCAAGTACTCGTAAGACGCTGTAGTTATCGAAGATGGTTCTGTCTGCATTCTCAGAGTCACTCTCAATAGCTCTTGCTTTCGCTTCAATCTCATCTCTTAAAGCAAAACCTTCTATCTCTCGACTACCTAAGAATCGAGCAGCAAATATACGAGCTGCTTTAACAGATATGTAATGTCTAAATTGTTCAGGTAATTCTTCGTAAGCTAACTCAAAAGTTATAATAGCTTTTAAGGTCTTAGTCCAAGTTTCCCTGTGGTTTTTCCTGTCGTATAATTTAAGACCTCTTTGTACAGGATCAGTATCCGTGTTCAACTCAGGGTCTAAATCTACTTTTAAAGTGTTAACAGGAAGAGTAATCTTACTAGTACCTGAATCAGGAACTAAAGGATAATCATACTCAGTGTTATAATGCCAACCTTCCGATTGGATTGCTTTGCTTGTTTCATTTAAAACAGACTCTGCTTGAACTACAGTCACAGGAACAGCACTTGTGCCTCCTAATGTATTAACAGGAGACTCTCCTATTACAGAGATCATTATGTTTACTGCATCAAGTTTAGTCGTTAAAGCCATAGCATTCTTTAGTAAATAAAAATATCAGTGAAGGGAAGGGATTCCGCTACGCAGTCCCCCCTCCCCACACCGAAGAGAGAATCCTTATTAAGCAATAAGTTCGATAGCACACTCAGGACGGAGGATTCCGTGTCCCATAGCATACTTAGCAACGAACAATGTACCTTGACGCTCAATCTGATATTCAGACTCAGTAGC